CATTCTTCTGTTGGATCGTCTGGTACATAACACCATAAATCGTAAAACCAACTAGCTGTCCCATCAGGTGTACTGATAAATAAGGCCCAACCTTGCTTATCTGCTAAAGCTGGTCTAATAACCTCAAACCATACCTCCGAATCCATAAAAGCAGCCTCATCTAATACAACTCCAGCTAAACTTCTTCCCCTTAATGCCATTGCATTTTCTGTTCCCTTCAATTCGATTGACGACCCATTAACAAGATCTAGTCTCAAATCTGTCTCATTTTTACTCTGTATCCATACCTTTGGCACTAACTTCTTTAATGCCTTCCATGCAATGTCTTTTGCCATCCGATAAGTTGGGGCACAGTAGAAAAATGTTTCGCCTGGCCTACTAATCGCTCCACGAAGAAGTTCGATACAACTTAAATAGGATTTACCAAATCTTCGACCTGCTACTAATACTCTAAATCGTTTATCACTGTTAAATACTTGGCCTTGGGCATGTCTTAAATTTATTTCTGGTGCGGTTTTTACACTCATATCTTCCTAATTTAAAAGATTTTGTACTTGTACCCCCCTATTCTTACTACAAATAGCGTGTTACACGTTATTATTCTATCAATACCGTTATTTTGAGTTGCGTCCGTGACCGATTCATGTATGGACAGTTTTGGAGAAATTATCGCTCCAGAAACACAGACAAAAAGAAAAAAAAGATGCTTAGGTGATGGCCTAGATAGGTCTAGCTACGTTGAAGCTCGTCAACAACGCTTATATAGTAGACAGCTTGAAGGTTTGCCAGCTAGACAACTTGTACTAGATCATTCAAAACGTGAAGGCGTTTCTTTAGCTACAGGTTGGAAAGATTGGAGACAAGTTAATGCTTGGACTGCTGAAGATTGGCAAAAAGATAGAGAAAATATGCTTTCTCGTCTTCAAGCAGCACGATTGAGACTCTTTGAAAAAGCTATCCGTAAAGGACAACTTCAAACTGCTGCTCAGGTTCTTGACTCTATTGGCAGAGTGATCGGTGAAAGTGTTGAACATGTCAACGTTCATGCACCTGAACTATCAATAAAAATTGAACCTCCTTCTTCAGACTTACGCTAATCACGTAACACTTAGTTTCGAGAATATATTTAAGTTATACGGACAGTGATTACATACGTCTACTTTTGCAACCCTACCCCTACTTCTAGGTAGACGTATGCCAGTTGAGAAACTATCCTAAACGTATAGCTATAAGGGTAATAATACATTATAATAATTATGTAAGGTCAAGATGTGACAGGTCGGCCTTCAAAAAAAAGAACCTTTAAAACTCAATAAAAAATGGACAAGGATTTCATTCCCTTCTCTCGCAAAATTAATTTTGGGAGGGAGGATTTCTATTTACTTGATCCTGATCAAAAAGATTTTGTCTCATGTCTCACCAGACGCGAGACAGTCTCTAAATCAGAGCTTCAAGCACTAGCGGAGTTCATGGGAGCAGACTTGCAACAGCAACTCGATCCAAATGAGGTGGCTTTCTAGCCATCTCTCTAAACTTCTAAACGATCCACAGAGAACTAAGCCTCATAGCTCGCTCTACTGTGTAAATACAAAAACGTTCTAAATCTTATGATTTTTAATTCTATGAAGTACCAAAGCCAGAAAGTTAGCTCTTACACAATGCAGCCAACTGATGAAGTTTACTGTGTTAGTAATGAGCAGGACAAAACAGTTTCTTTATTGTTTGTCAGTAAAGAAATTTCTAACGTTGATGAAGTTCTTGGAGGGTCACAAGTTCAAATAAAATTAACTTGTGATCAGTTTCACGATCTTAGGAAAGATCTTGTCAAGCTCCCTGATTTTATCTAGGGAGCTAAAAAAAATGACTTCGACAGTTTACGAGCCAAAAAGCGAAATGGTTATTATTGAGCATCTGGACGGAATCCACGAAGTTGAAATTACAAGGTTTCAACTTCTCCAACTTATATATGTTCTTTACTCTGACCATTTACAGGTTAGGGGAGGGACTCCCACAGGATTTTTTAATAAGCATCTTTCCAATAAAAGGAAAAGCAAAAAATTCTGGCGTAAGTTTTTTGCTCCTTATCTTTCAGAAATTTTCCCTGGAGAAATTCCAGAGAGAATTAAAGACAAATTGACTCTTATGAGTATTGGAGCAGATTAAAAACTTGTTTTAAGTTTTTAAGTAAGTTAAAATTAAAAGTTCTGAAATTTTTTCAGAACTTTTTTTTCTCAAATTTTTTCTGAAAAAAAAAAAAAAAAAAAAAAAAAAAAAAAAAAAATCAGTTAGTGGTGAGGCAGACTAAATTCATTATGAATGGCAAAATGAATGTTATTTTTGAATGTTTTTTTCACATCTAAGTTTAATAAGAGCAGCATATAAAGAATCATTAGGATTAAATGAATGTGATAATAAAAGATCTAATTCTGAGACAGTATAAGACTCTAAAGGTTTATAAGGTAAATTAGCCAGCTTGATAACGTGAGCTAACCTTTTTATTTCTGACATAGTTTGACAATACAATAATTAGATAATAGAATACCATAGTACACAACTTTTTCTATGAAACTTCTAACCGAACATTTAAAGAAAAAAATACCAGCCATTTATTCACAGGATGGTTTAGGTAGTAACTCAACAGTTTATGCCAAATTCTTTTGTCCTTGGAATTCTTGGACTTGGTACGTTACCGAATACGATCCAGAAAGAAATGAATGTTTTGGGTATGTTGATGGCGATTATCCAGAATGGGGTTATTTTTCAGTAACAGAGCTTGAAGGGGTAAAGCATCAATTCATCCCACATTTAGGCATTGAAAGAGATACTTCTTTCGAGCCAACAAAAGCAAGAGATATTAAAGGGGTCAAAATATGATCCCTTTAAAAACTCACATTCTTGAAGCCATAAAAAAAGAAGATGACTATGACCCAAATTGGACAGAAGTTCAATCTTTTAGGTGGTTATTGAATGTTGCTTTGCGTTCCAAAAGCTATGACTATGAAAAATATGGGGCGATTTATGCCTTAAAAGAATTTTTCATGGGTATTGGAATTCATATTTGCTATTGGCATAATGGTATTAAAGAACTTGGGCACGATCCAGAAACATATTGGGAAAATTTAGCTTTAACCGTACTAAGTGAGGTCGATTAATGGAATTTTATTCTTTACATCTACCTAATTTTTGGGGATCTGCTTTAGTTAATAATGATTATTCAGGTTTGAATGATGATGATGAAAAATCATTGCATAGTTTAACCGAATACTGGAAAGACGATCTTGATTTTAGTGTTGTTGACGTACCAAGCGATGAAAATGCTTGTATTGAAAGTCATTTTATGACTTATCACGATGCTAAAGATTTTGGAGTTTTAGCTTGTGATTGTTGGGAATACAAAATTCTAATTAAACCTAATTCACCTTTATTAACTTCTTAATTATGTACTTTGATCGTTTTGACATCGTTGAAGCTTACCATTTATGGTTTACTGACTTTTATGATGGTATGTTTCATCCAAATTATATTCGTAGATGCAGAATAGAAGACAATTTACAGTTTAGGCCGAGTATGTGTCATAGCTATGAATCTTTAACTGAAAATGGAAAATATATTTATGACCAATTAAAAGCTAAACAATTTGTATCTAGGAGTTACTAATTATGGAAAGAGATTTAAAAAAAGTTTTAGAAACTTTAAAAAGTCACGAAGCAGACAATGAGTTATTAAATGATGTTTTATTAATGATTTTAACGAACCAAATTGAATCAATTAGAACCACTAAAAATGCAGTTATTTCATTGAAAGAGAATATAACTGAAGAAAGAGCTATTACTCAAAATCAGATACAAACTATCAGAGATTTTATAGCTGATTTAGCTGAGAGATTAATTGTTTTGGAGAAGAAATTATGAATTTTAATATTTCTATTAACTGCGATAATGCAGCTTTTGACGATGATTTAACAGGCATTGAAATCTGTAAAATCTTAGGGTCTATTTCAGATAAATTACAAGATATAGGATATATCGAACCACAAGAAAACATGAAAGGCAAAATTAGTGATTTTAATGGTAATACTGTAGGCACTTGGGAGTTTACGCAATGAAATTTACTTATGAATCAGTTAAACATGATGTTAATGCCATCATCCAAGAAATTTACAGAGATAATGAAGATGAAGAAGGATTTGCAATTAGAAGTGTTAATAAAAAAGATTTAATAGAAGAAATTTTAGCTGAGTTTAGTGATCCAGATCCAGACGATCCAGAAAAAAGAATTCCTAAGATATCTGAACGTACGGCCTACAGGTGGTTAAGAAAAAATCAAGAGGAATTTGGTCAAAAACAGTTAAAAAGTAGAAATAAAGAAATACATGAAACAACCGAAAAAATTATCAATCATATCAATCAGAATTTAAAGTCAATTTCTGACGATCCAAGAACAACAAAAAATAACTTAAGTGAAATTAAAGAATATACAGATGTATTGCAAAAATTAAAAAAACTACAAAAAAATCGCTGACAAATTGACATGACAAAACGCAAAACCGCAAAAGAAAAACAAGGAGAACAAATTCTTGCTGATTGCAATGAAAAATGTAATTCCTTGTTTGACGCTATTGCAGCAATGGCGACTGCATTAGCTCAGAAACATCCTGATTCAACTTTTGATGAATCAATGAAGCTGGCAAAAATGGTGGTTTCATTAGCTCATCGAATTGTTGAAACTGATAGAGAACATGAAAAATCTCTAAAACTTGCCAAAAAATTTATGCT